AATACTTCTATTGAAGCCCAATCTTCGTATGTGTCTCCATTGTGGTGAGTATAGTTTGATAACAAACCAGCTGAATAAGACCATAGTATATAAGTGTCGTTTAAGAAAAAGTTATCATCACCATCTACATCACCAATTAGATATTCAAGAGCAGTTAACGTATCTATTCGTGTACCACCTGTATTATAATTATGATGTTTACCAGATTGGAAATTAAATGAAGCTATAGCATCGGTTACATTTGTGATAGCCGTTCTATCTACTTCAAAGTGGTCGTGTGTTTCTATATTATCACTAGCATCAGGTGGCCAGAATGATATACGATATCTATTATTTCTTGGTAATTGTATTTGATAATATCCTTTGTCGTCTGTATAAGTTGAATCATAATAAGAGATACCTAAGAATCCCTCTTTTGGTAAAGTATGGTCAGCGGTTGATGCGGTATTACCATCAAGAGCTTTTTTATTGTATCTAAATGTTGCTGTGTGGTCACCAATAACATCATCACTACCATCTTCATCAGCAGTATTAGCATCATTAGCTATACTTTCTAAGTTATACCAATTAGTTATTCTAGGATTAAAGTTGGCTTCATTTTGGTCTAACTCAAATTTTACTTTCCAATATGGATATGTGTTTTCTGCTGGTGCACTCCAAGCAGCTCCAATAGCTCTATCTTTACCTTGAATGTATCTGTAGTATCCTTCAACATCAACAAGTTTTGGGTGTAGAGTTATATCACCACGAGCACCATCTAAGTTAGTTGATTCTGTTCCATAGTTACCATCTATATAAACTTTATAGTTTACAGCATAATTTCCATTAGTAACGTAAGTATAATATCCTGTATTGTTTTCATATTCTGTAGCTACTCTAAAACTCTGAGGATTAAAGTTATCAGCTACGTCATCTACTTTAAAATGTAATTTTAATAATTCTTTTTGTACACCATTACCACCACCAAATTTATGTGTACCCACATTGTGAGATACCATTGTTATTCTTAACCAATCATATCTATTATCACTTGCAGATTTTTCATTACCATTACTAGCTATACCATCAGTATAACCTACGTTAGCATATCTAACTACTTCATAAGAATAGTGATGTCCATTTTCTGCATTATCACCTTCAGTCCAACCAACTATATGTGCACCTTTCTCTACGTGAGTTGAGTCGTGAGTCCAGGTAAAGATATCATTATCAAATACAATGTCTAAACGAAAGGCACTAACATTTGCAGCATTGTCGTCAATCGTAACGGCAACTGTCATTACATCATCTCTAAAAGCATCAAAGTTATTATTCTTATAAGCTGGCGTTGATGTATCATCTGCCAAGTATGTTCTCAAGTCGTGAGTCACTTGGTCTCTCCACCAAAACTTTGGTGTCTTATATGTTCTTGACTGCATAAGTCTGATAATCGGTGTTTGAGAATAAGAAAAACTCATTACCAATAACAGAGTTAATAAAAATCTACGCAATGTAAATCTCCCTTAAATATATGTGTTGATGTAACCTTTTAGAATAAAAAGGGTATAGACTTTATTTCAGTATATAAATATTATATATATAGGTAAAAATATGTGGATTGGGTTTAATTTGTGTCGAACCTCACTACAAATGTCAAAGCTACTTCTTTGTCATTTTTTATGGGTGTAGCTAACTTACCGATTGCTACTAATTCTTCTTCATCATTATATAGACCTATTGATGTTACATATGGTGAGAAAGCTGAGTGGGTAGCTTCACCAATTAGTTCACTACCAATCTCATAACCATTAGAGTTATAAGAACTTGTAGCAAATCCGTGTAGTAGATAAGGGTAATTATCATCTGATGATTTATCATCTGGGTTGGCTTGGAAAGGACTCATACCAGCACTACCACTTAAACCTACTTTAAGTGTCCTATTGGTAGTGTGTACAAACTCATTTTCATCGACAACACAAGTATATTCTCGTTCATATATTGTCTGAGTTGAGTTAAATCTAACTTGAAAACCATCACTACCATTACCAGTAGCAACGCTAGAATAAAATGAACCAGTATCTGTCAATACAACAATACCGTCATTATAAAAAATATTACCTATGAGACTACCACTATTATTCACATCAGGTTCTCTCAAAGAATAACTACTTGAATAAGCAGTATCATATAAATTACCATAACCATCATCTCTTATAATAATAGTAGAATCAGTTGAGTCATCTGTCAGTCTGAAAGAATTTTGTTCAATTTTTTCACCGAATAATTGTTGTGGTATTGAAATGACTGTAGCTGTATCGTGTAACTGTCGTGTAAATGGTTTAATATATGTACGTGATGTAGTCGAACGTAAAACACCATCTAAACCTAATTGTGGCACAGGTTGTGATGATTGATATTCAAATGCTGCAACCGATGAAGTCGGTACTCCATTTAACAAATCAACATAACCTCTCATCTGACTTATATCACGATAATAAATTGTATTGATTGAATGCCAACTTGGTGTTTTGTAAAACGTGTTACCTGAGATGGTAGTTGATGTTGCTGTACTTGTTGAAAAATTATTCAAATTAGAAGCTGTCCCTTTGATTAATGGTATAGAATATATACCACTACCACTATCAGCTTCTGTGAAGGTGAATGTTTTATGAACCTCGAATGAAGTTATAGATTTATTTTCCGGTTCAAGGCTTTTCTTGAAGGACATTTAGTACCTCCTAGAAATCAAGTTTGACTTTAATTAATGCCTCACGAGATGTAGTTTTCAAGATTGGTTGACTTAGTTTAGCAATTGCTATTAACTCTTCTTCATCATTGTAAAGACCTACAGTTGTAATGTAAACTCTTGGGTCTGTAGCTAATCCACCGATTGTCTCTTTGATACCCTCAACTGATTCAGTATAAAAAGTTTCATTAGTTGTACCATTGAAATCACCAGCTGTAGCTCTTACAAAGAAATGTCGTGACGCTACTTCTTCTTCTCTTTTTGCTTGAAAGTAAGCTCCACCACTAATCGCATTATATAACTTTCTAGCATTTCTTGAATCGTTGTTAGACGTACGAACTGTTGATTCAGCACCTATAAAATGACCATCAATTCTTAAAGGATTTAAAAGTATGATACCTAGTGATGGGTAAAAATTACCATATGACCCTGAATCTGAATTTGTAGTAGCTGCTTCTGCAGTACCTGCTGCTATTGTACCACTAACAACATTATATTCTGGTGAAAAGTTTCTAGCATTACTTGTACCTGCTGGGAAATCTGAAGAGTCATCTTTTAACTTCACGATACCTTTACTACCACTTAAATGAAGTTCCCAACCACCTGGTTCAATTTTATCTCTCATTCTAGCTCTGTTAAAACTTAGAGCATAAAATTCTTTACTTGTAGTGTTTGCACTAAATACAAATCTTTGAGTTTGAGGTGGATTTATCAGTTGATTAAACTGACCAAATACAGCTGCTGTAGTTCTATCACCTGTAGCACCTGTTACACCTAGTGAACCACTACCTTCTACGTGTCCGTATGCTAAACCAAACTGAATAGATGCTGATGCATTGTTCGCTGGGTTGTAACGATATATGTCAACATTGTAATCACCTGTGTTAGTATATTGTGTTGATGAAGTAAAGAATGATGTAATACTAGATGCCCCATCTTGAAATAAACCCGATGTTACAATTGCATCATCTTGTACTTTATCAGTTGTACTTAAATTTTTAATCATTTTTTATTCCTTTATGATACGTCAGCAACAGTTTTATTTTGTCTGACAGTAGTAGTTGCTGCTGGGTCTTTTTTCACAGTCACAACAAGTGTTTTTACTAACATACTCTTATTACCTCTGACAGTAACAGTAGTTGATGCACCACCCTCATCTGAGAATGATTGAGCTACTAAGATTGCTTGCTTAGCATCTCTTAATGTAGCACCTTTTTCATCTTGAAATTGTATAACACCTCTGTTAGCGATAAAGAAAGTATATGTTTCATCAGTACCACCGTCTGTATTTGGTGTGATTGTTGGTTTATCACCAACTACCAAACCAGTTACTGAAGATGCTTGACCTAAAGTAAGCTTTCTACCTTGTAGAGAAGTATCAATTAAAAAACTATTAAAGTCTGTTCTGTTAGGAGCTGCTTCTAAAATAGACATATTTTCTATCACAGCACCATATGAATCACTTCCGTTTGGGTGAGTCACATCGTATAGCGTATAATCTATCTCTTCATCACTCAAGGCAAACTTTGTAATGTTTAAGTCTCTACCTTTTGAAAGAAGTTCTCTACCTCTTTTTGTTAATATAGCATCTACTGTAACAGTAGAATTGTCTAAAAATCCCATTATATGCTCCTAATTGAATTGATTTGTGATATAACTTTTCAAAAATAAATATCACTTTAGTAAAATTTTAATTAATTTATATGCCTTTATTCTTCTCAAGTACTTTTAAGTTACTGTCACCAGCATCAAACGGTACAGCTACTGACGGTGCTGTGACTCTAACAACAACTGGACTATCACCATCGGTTGTTGAATTTTTAGTATTTTTTACACCCTCATAAAAACTTCTATTCAAACCTAAGATGAACTGATACTCTGGGTCTACATCTGTAGATACTAATGACTTTGATGTGTATAAATTTTTATCTTTTGTGACTGATATCTTATCACTCTTATCAAAATCATTTGAAGAAGTGTAATGAAATTTATATTCTTGATTGTGTACTGACAATCTATTTGAATCAATATATGCACCTGTTGGTTCACTATATACAGACTTTGGACCGTTGAAAGTTACATCACCATTTATATACCTATTTCTATCTTCAAAATTATCGTTTGCTGCAAAATTGTATAGTGCCGGTTCGTGTAATTCTTCATTAGATATTGTAGCAATATAATTTGGATACTCACCCTTAGGTAATACTACTGACCTACTGTCTTCGTGTTCAGTATCAAAGTTAGATACGTTTATAGTATCACTATAATCTAATTGAGTACGAGATGGTTTATTTTTTTGTATAAGTGATTTAGGTCTTTCAAAAATATTACCTTCAATTAAAGTACCCATTTGTACTTTTGCTCTTGCTGGTATAACTTTTCTTAATTGTTTAAATACTGATTGGTCATAATATTTTATCAATCTTATATAATCAAATAAATTATTATTACCAGTATATTTTTGAAAGTATACATCTGCTACATTTTTTAGACCTCTGTAAGATTCAGAAAAATCATCACGTGGGTCACCAAGATATTGATTAAAATCAAGACTAGCAAATGATGATATAATATCTTCATTAATAACATCAACTGGTGAAAACATTACACTAAGTCTTGGTGAATCTAATGGTGCTGTATCATTAGAGCTAAAATCATATCTATCATCAATACTTAAATTTGCACCACTACCACTTAGATAATTGTCTTCTATTCTAATCTTTGTAGCCATTCTACGATTCGGACCACTGTTAGGTATAAGTGTTTTTGTCTTATCAACAACTGATTCAAATGTATTAAGACTACCAAAATGATTAGCACTACCTGATTGTGTAGTTGTTTGATTTGGTCTTGTATCTCTTATTGAAGCACTGTTAGTCAAAACTTTGTCATCATCAAATTCGAGTCTTCTTACGAGTGTTGTGAACGAAGATGTTTCTTGATTACCTATGTATGATTTTGGTCTTGCCACGTGTACGTCAAATTTGTCTTCATCAAGAGGTTCTGTCCATAATCTGAACTCCATCATTGAACCAGTTAACTTACTACCAAATGGTGTTGTGTCATTACCACCAATATATAAATCACCACTACCTGACCAAGCTGCATTTAATGAATGTGAAACTGCATTACTACCAGAGTTTATCACCATACTAGCTTGTGATGATAAACGTATTGAATCGATACCAGAATCATATTGTTTTACGAATAAATCGAACCTATATGCTTTCGTTATATCGTCTGTTGCCGTATCTATTTTGTAAACAGATACATCGTCCCAATAAATTTTAGATGCAGCTCTATTGTTATCAAACCTTACACCAAGACCACTTGTCTCACCAAACTTAATCGTTTTACGAACTTGTACTTGTTTCCATTCAGTTTCGTTTATACCAACTATTTCAGAAAATTTAATACCACCTGGGTCAGCACCTTCATCTTCGTGTGCCCAATCTACTACTTCACCACTTGAGTTCAATTCAAACAAACCTATACTACATGCAGAATCTTCCATACTTGCTGAAACTTTTGCGTGAGCTGTAAAAACATATGTCTCACCTTCAGATACATCAGCAATACTTGCTAATAGATTTGGATAATTTTTATTATCATTTTGATATAAGTACGAATAAGATGTTGTGAATAAACCACCATTAACTGACGTACCACCAACAGGATGATTATTTCTATGTTCTAAACTTTTACTACCTATCTTAGCAACACCTGAACCACTAGCTATTAGAACCTGACCATACTCAGCACTTGGTGTACCAGGTATAAAAGGTGGATTTACAATCGAACTTGTCTCAAAAGATGGTGTTGGAAAAAGATTTGTTTGTATAGCACTTCTTTTCAACATTACTGAACGATAGTCACCATCATATATTGGTAGAAGTGAAGAACTTATTTCTTCATAGCCACTTGAACCGGATAACATAAATGAAACCGTACCGTTGTTATCACTTGAATTATTATTTTTTAATCTTATTGCCCATCGGTTATCTTTTTGTACTAGAACTTGATTTGAACCTGATAGAGCTCTAAATCTAAATTCAACAGTTTCAGGTTTTCTACTTGTTATGGAGTCATCTTCCCAAGGTGTCTCAACATATTGTGAACTTCTAAAACCAAGAGCTTTTGTAAATTTACGACCTATTTCAAATGTAGGTTTCATATTATTTTTTTGTATACCACCATATTCACGAACTCTTAAAATAGAACTTGGTATACCATAACAATTCAGTATAGCTTTTAATGAACCTAATGTACCCTTACTTTTTAATATATAAGGCATACTTGATATTAATCTTTTTGTAATTTCTTTAGATATGTCACCTTCATTCGGTGATTCAAGTGAACCAGAAGTATACAATGAATATGATGAACCTTCTAACTTTTGACCAAAACCAACTCGACTTAAATCTAATAAATCTTTACCATCATTGACTGACCAACCTAAAGAAGCAGCTAGATTAAATAATAATTCTTTTGAAAAACCTTCATCAATATCATTTTGTCTATCTGTTATATCTGATAATGCTTTTGTGTATAACCACAACTCATCAAATTGTTGACCTACCATATCTATAAAATCTAAGAAGTAACTATTATTGACATCTTCTCTAACATATTGTGGTAATAAATTAACGAGTCTATTTGGATTTTCTGTATCATAGAGTGAAGCAGAATATATCTGACCACCTTGATTATTTACAGAACCATACCAAGATGTAAACGAACCATTTGATGAACTTACAGGTTCAAATGGGTCTGCATATGTACCACTACCTGTTTTAGGCCAAGATGTATCTTGAAATTCACCCATAGAACTTGAGACATACGATGAACTTACATTGTAAAGATAATTTTCATATCCGTCAAAGTTATTTTTCTCATCACGTATCAAGTTGTCAAATTTTAAAATATCAGCTTCATTTGATGTAACACCAACAAGAGAAGAACTTTGTTGAGTGTAACTTTCAATTTGTTCAATTTTATATTTAAAGTTTTTTAATCTTTTTTCAGCAGATGAAAAATTTACGAAGTTATTGTATTTAGTATAGTCTACACTTAATTCAACTGGTTTTTCACTACCACTTATAAACTTGTCAATGATATTACTTTGTAGTTTACTATCACTAGTGATAAGTGTGTTATAATCTTTAAACTCTGTAACTCGTTTGGTAACAGGTGAATCTACTTGTGATGATTCAACATTTCTTAAAACAGTTACTTCTTCTTCTTCTTGAGCATATGGTATAAGTTCAACATCTTCTATTACTTCAGGTAAAAGTTCACGTACTACATAGACAAAATCTTTTTCTTCAACATCGTTAGGTAGTGGTTCGTATAACTTAAATATTGTTGAGAAAGGTGACTCAGGAAAAGTTTCGGTATCTTGTTTACTATTTACTACCAATCGGATATTGTCATCACCAAAATGTAAAAAACTGTTTAAATCTCTTTTGTTATTTGTTTTGATTCTCAATGATACATCATCAAAATCACTTGTGACTGGTTTGAAAGAACGTTCTGGATTAACGTCTTCAATATATTCAGACCAACTTTGATTGACAGTTATTTTGTTACCATCAATATCTAAAATACGAGTAACAAAAGGTGCTAAGACAAATTCATTACCAGGTGGTACTGGTGATGAAGTATCATAATTAAAATTTATATCTAGTGTAAATGATTTTTGTTTGTCTGAATCAACATCACGAGCAAAGATTCTAAATGTACCTGCTTCACTCTCACTATTGAGTATTCCAAAATTACGAAAATCAACTGTAAATGCTTCAGTTGGAATATGTAGGCCAAGAGGTATTATTTCACCATTAGGTTTTTTTACTTCAAAATCTAACTCTTCAATACGTTCTTCTAGCTGGTTATTTTTTTGTGCCACAAAAGAAAGTTCAAAAGGTTTATTCAATACACCTGATGCACGTCCGTCACTTATTGGTAAGTTTGTTTTAATTGGCATTATCTATTAGTCCTTATACAATATGGTATATATACAAAGTCTTTTACTATTTGACCATCACCAAGTTTACATTCAATATCAAGTTGTACACTTATGTGAGTATCAGCACCACTTAATTTGACTTCTATTTCACTACCGTCTGCTGAAGTCTCTTGAAAAAAAGTATTATTTCTACCACCTGTTATTACTACATCATCACTACCAAAAACTTGATTTTGAAAACTTCTACTTTTGTCACCTCTATAATCTCTACCTGATATTTTCCAAGTGTATTTTGTTGAAACACTAGGTTTTGAAGACACACTCTTTAGTTTAATTACACTATTGAAATCGAAATATGGTCTCGGTCCATCAATAGTATTTTTATATCGTTGAAACAATGCATTATTAGGTTGCATACCTCTTTGTTCAATACTTCTTAATGTTGTTTTTTCTGCATCTGATAATGTATTGAATACAGACCACATATTATTTATGTAACCTATATTACCTTGAGTCAAAGTACCAGCTGCAATATCTGATATAATCCATCTAGCTTTCACATCACTACTTTCTACCTCATCAGTTGGATTAAAATCTTCAAAGTTTGGAACAGGAGGTATAATCTCAGATATAAAGCTATTATTTAAATACAAAATACTACCAACAAAATTTTGACTGAGAGGTTCAGATGATTCTAAAATTTTAGTTTCTAGTAGTTTATCTTTATTTCGATTAGCTTTTTCACCAAATTTTATTGAAATATTTGGTAAATCTATTTTCTTACTTTCTATACCAGTTTGTAATAAATTACTATTATACTCTGAGTCTGATATATTTTGAGCGATTACTCGAACTTCAGTTCTTGTTGGTGATATTTCGTGTATAACGTATTTGTTTTCTTTTATAGAAAGATTGTTACCATTAGTGTCTAATATTTGACCACCATCTGTGATTGTAAAATCACCTTTATAAATTTTATTATCTTTGTCAAGTAAAATAGTCTCATTAGAACCAGCAGTCTTTCTTAAAAATTTATATTTTACTCTATATCTACCTCTATCGTAACCGAGTTTTCTAAGTATAGTACCAGTTTTTAATTGAACATCACCGTTAGTCTCAACAACATAATCACTATTATCAACAATACTCGTTTCTATAAGATTATCGTTTCTATCGTATAACAAAACTTCAACAAAATCTAAATCACTTGTACCAAATTGACCACCAACATAAGCATATTCTAGTGACTTAAAATCTATAGATTTATTCTCATATAAAATATCTTTATCTTTTTGATTAAGATTACTTATCATTCAATTATCTCACCCTCTGGTATACTATTTAAATCTGTTTTTGTAATTGTTTTTAGACTAAGTATATTACTATCAGCATAAAACACACCGATATCTGAATATAATCTTTTTTGACTGTTTACTATTTTGTAAATATTTTTATCTGTAAAATCATCGCTAGTAACATTATCACCATCAACTATATCTTCTGGTAGTGTTTCTGCAAATCTTGATGTTGCCAATTCAACAATATTTCTATCAACGGTTTTTTCGAGTATTGATTTTTTTGTAACAACATTTAACTTATTACTGTTAACTGTTTTCATTTTATCTATATCATCTTTATCAATAACATCTTGATACACACCTGAAGTCGTATCTAAATCATCAAGACCATTAGTTGATTGTATTTCTTCAAATGAGTACAAAACACCATTTCGTCTAAAATTATCTTGTTTGAGTTTTTTAACTTGTAATAAATAATCACTACGTAATTCATTTACAAACTTTTGATAAAAATTAACTTTTTTTAACTCTTTTTTTGTATATGGCATTATTGAGATACCTTAAATGTAAATCCTTCTTCAAAATATTGTTGTGTTTTATCAACTGTACCACTACCACTAACAACTTTATAATTTAATTTATAATATCTTTCAGGTTGATAACCATTCAAATCAAGGTTAAAATAATTACCTGTCGAGTCACAACTTATTTTTGAACCACTACCATATGGTACAACTACGTCATCAGTCTCTGCATCTACTATTGAATAAAATGCACCATCACCAGATGCACTACCACTTGGTAAATATTTTACTACTAAGTCAGCTGGTGTAGTTGAGTATGTTCTAGCAGGGAATCTTGCTTTACCTACTAATCTAAATTTAGTCTTTGACTTTTCATTATAGTCTGGTCTCAAACCTTTCATATAAATTTGCATATCTTCTAACTCAGTAGAAGTTAATGGTGAAAGAGAACCTGTTGACCATTTTGAATCATCCCATTCAACTTCGAGTGTTGGTGGGTATTTCGTGTGAGTATCAGATGAGAAAAATGAAAAGTTACCTAACTCAGTAGAACTACCTTCATCTGCATTTGAATTTAAATTACCGACACTACCACTTCTCTTTACCATAAAACCTTCATTTTCGACATTTGAAGTCAACCATTTATTGACAATATCTGTAACATCCATTCTCATATCTTTTGATTTATGAGTAAAAGAATGAGATGCCTCATAACCAGAACCTGAATACCACGCACCACCAGATGCACTTACTTCAGACCATAAAGTACCATCTAATGTACCAAATTTATATGTCCAACTACAACCCTCATCAGTTATTGGATTATCATAAGAACGACCATCACCCATTGTCCAAGACTGACTCACTGGATAAGCATATAAACTTTGAGATGTAGCTAAAGCTGTGGGTTTAGCATCAAATAAATTTAAATAATATTTTGGATTAGTAATTACACCATTTACAATGGATTGTGATATTTCAGACAAATTAAATTTTATCAATATACGAGATACATCAACTACTGTACCTGTTGGACTGACATCTTTCCTGACTTCTAATACTTCATCTAAACCAGAATTCATACTAGATGATGCTTCGTATAAAGTTGAATCTTTATCTGCGAAAGTAAAAAAATGCATTTATTAATCTCCAGTTGCTAAGTTATCACCAACAACTTTACCTTCAATATCTGTGTTGGGAAATTTCACTTCAAAAATACTTGGGTCTAATGCTGTATACAATATACCATCTATAATACTTTTTTCTATATTGAAAAAATTACCTGAATAACCTTCTGCTACTTTGTATTTAGTTTCTATAACAACAGGTAAATTTTTTGGGTTATTTTTTTCAGGTGGTACAACACTTGCGACACCGTCAATTAAAGAAAGTTGATAAGCAATGTCTGCTAAAATAATTGGTTGACCGATTTGCCATCTATTAATATCAAAGAAATTTTTCACTGCTGACACACATCTTAATAAGACATCATTCTTATTAAAACCAATCTTAGTTAAAATAGAAAACTTTACACCAATATTAATAATGTAAGCATCTTTTATATTGACAGCATCAGTAACTAATCTAAATTGAGATAGATAAGTTTTTAGATTTTCTTTTACAGTATTTGTCAAAACTGTTAATTGACCAGTTGGGTTTAAACCTAAGGTATACATATTTAAAGCTAAGGGATTATTAACAATTTTATTCTTAGCATCTTCATCATCAAGTTTTGTAATTTCTAATTGTTCGTCTTGTACCATATGTACTTTAGCAATGTTACCAAATCTTTGAGGTAATGCATATGCTCTTACAATATAATCTTCCTTTGTTACAGCTCTACTTTGTGCTTGATAGTAAGCTAATGCACTTTCACGAACTTCTCTAACGCTTTGACCATCACTACCACCAGTAGCTGGTTTCACGTTTACAAATGATACAGAATCTTTTGATTCTTGTACAAGTGTTGATGATAGATTATTATCTTGAATTTTAAAAGATATAGAACTAACAGCTGATATATCACCGGATGCTACGTTGTCTTCAACACCACCACCATAAGAATATGTTATTGATAATGTTGTATTAGAAGGTGCTTGACCGAATGCTTTTGTTTTTAAAAAATTACTAGGGTCAAAAGCTTCACCTAATTTACTTGGACTACCTGGTAAATTAGAACCAACCATATCTGGGTTTGGTATTATTTCTTCATCTGGATTATTACTAGTACCTGCTCCAAATCTTAAAATAGTTTCATCGTCTTTATTTATATATGTTGTAAATCTACGAGCTGTCTTTTTAAGTTTTAAAATATAAGGTGATACTTCTCTATGAATAACAGCTGTTGGAGTATTATCAACATTATTTTCAATTTCTTCAAATATTGTATCTCTAGCTAGAGAATCAACTTCAGACCAACTATTACCATCACTATCTGTACAAGATATAATTTCTATAACATCTGAGTTAGCTAATTTGATTTGAGAATATTTTTCTGGTGAACTGAAAGTAAATTGTTCAGTAATAATAGTACCACTTTCTGCTTTGACTTTTTTCTTTAATAAAAACTTAGTTGGAGCGCCACTATCAGTTTCAAATATTTCTACATCTCTTGAGTCAAAAGAACTAGAGAATTTAAAGTTTACATCTTCAAGTGTTCTAAAAACTGTCCCATTACTTTTTGCAGTGACACGAGACCCAGCATCAACTGTCAACGCATATCTAAAATCTGGTTCTTCATTCAATGCCGGTACTGTTTGAAATACATCAAGAATAGTAGTAGCTGCAGTTGTTGTTTTTGGCTTGTAACCAAATGATTGAGCTATGTTATATACATTTCTTTTTTCTTCAGCATATGCTAAAAGAGACTCTCTGAATTGTGAATCTATGTAGTAAGAAAGAACATCACCAACATAAGCAGCCATTTCAATAAACATCATACCAGGTGAAGATTCATTAAAATCATTATAAGTATTTGGAAAATATTGTTTTGCAAAATCGATTAAGTTATCTCTAAAATCACTAAAGTCTTTATTGAGATAGTTTACTTCTTTTACAACATTCTTTTTTACACTTGTTCTAGCCATTGTTTATCCTAAGAAACTGTTTCAAAATAAGTTGTATCAATTAACACTTCTTGTGTCGTTCTACTATTAAGTGTTGTATTGTATTTAACTTTTACATAAATTTTATTTTTATTATCATCTTGTGTCAAAGTTTCAACAGAAATTATGTTAACGTAAGGTAACCACGTATTAACACTTCTTCTAATTTCTTCTTCAATTTTATTCGGTAAATTGTCATCTATTTGCTCGAAAATAAATTCTCGTAATCGACTACCAAACTCAGGTTGTGATACTCTTTCACCAACACTCGTTAATAATAAATTTGTGATATTATATTGAGATTGTTCAAGTGAAGTTTTAGTCATCTTAAAATCTTGATTGTTACCATTTTTTAATGGTAAAGATAGACCAATATAAACATCTGGATTTAAGTCATTTTCGAGAGCTGATGCCATTATTTACCTTTCATTTTTTCGTGTTTCATTAAATCACTATAATCTCTAGTTAAAGCATTTGTTATATGTTCTGGTACATCATTTACAGATTTACCTGCTTTTCTCAAAGTATCTGCTGCTACCATATCTCTTTGTACCTCTTCTGGTTTACCGTAACCTAATAATTCTGTCATTCTATTTGTATCGAATGTTCCACCACCTAGAGTTGGATATTCATCTGTTTGAGATTCTGATTTAGTTAAACCAACTGTTTCATTGAGAACTTTATTTAGACTTTCATTTTTAGTATATTTAACTTCATCTTTTGATTGTCTAACAACAGGTTTATTTTTAATAACTGGTTTTGATACTTGTTCTTCTATAAATATCTTCTTTACTTCTTTTTGCACTTCTCGTTTCACTACTTCACGTATTATTTTAACGAGGTCTTTTTTAGTCATAATAACTCCTTATTTTTTCAAGTTTTTTAGTTTATCTTCGACTGAAAGTTTTTTAATATCTGGTGTACTAGGTATCTCAGGTAATTCTGGTACTTTGAAATCTGATTTAGGTATCTCTGGTATTTCAGGTAACTCTGGTCTTTCTGGTATTTTAAAATTAGGGTCTGCAGCTAATACTTGTTTATTTAAAAAAGTTTGTTTAGTAATTGAATCTTTTAATCTTAAAATTTTATCAATTAGTTTTTTTGCTTCAACTATAAAAACTGGTGGATTTGCTACTAATACCATTACCTTTTGTATATCAGTAAATAAAGTCAAAACATCAGATTGAAATTCTAATAGTTTTTCACCATCAATAGTTGGTATCATTGGTGCTCTTGGGTCACCCATTTTAATAGTTTGTTTTTCACCTGGATTTAAATTAATACCTTTACCAGCTCGAATCTCCACATCTCTTTTTTTACCACTACTGATTCTAACATTCTTTCTTCCATTAATAAGTATATTATCAGATTGAATTATAACATTTTTTCCCTCTATCGGTTCACCGTCAAACGAACCATCCATACCATCAGAAGTTAAATAAATTGAACTATCGTCATTTTGTATATTTGGTTTTTCTAATTGTTCGTCAACACCATCATTTGTACGAATATGTATGATTGGTTTTTGTTCTTTATTTTGTGAAAAACAAATAGATTGTCCAGTTCTACCTTCAAATAAAATACAACCTGGTTCGATAGTTACAGCGTTTTGATTTTTAAGTTTGAAATCATCTAATTCAATTGCACTACCTAATCTACTTGCTATATTATTATTAGGTACACCTTTTTCATTTACTATATCAGTATAATAAAACTCACCGTCTATTTCAGTAACAAATACTTTTTCACCTGCAACCGGTACAGTTATTTTATGTGGTGATAATGGTTTGACATTACTTACTACATTACCAGTCTTAGTAAATGTACCTGTGATTGAACCCCTACTGAAAGGTACGTTCATAGTAACTTCATCAACAATTACAGTTTCATAATCGTGATGTATAACATTACCTGCGTTGATAGATTGTCTAATTTGTCTATCTATCTCTGGTCCTTTTACAAACTTGTCAGGTAAAGGGTTTGGTGGATATACATTTGTTGGCTTTTCGTTATATGCCATTTAATTTTCCAATGATGATGTTTTCTCTATTTTACTTTGAATTTTATCGTTTTCAACTTGTATGTCTTTGACAGCATCCTCGAGATTAGTCATAAGTTGATTTTTTTCATCGTCAGATAAACCAAACTCGTCTTCTGAAGATGCTCTTTGTTCTGCGGAAATAAGACGCTGAACAATACCTGCCATCTTAACAAGTTGGTCATCATTCCTAACGTTGATTTCAAGATACTCTTTTATCATAGGTACGATTTGAACTGCAGTATCACCGTCTTTTATGAACTGAACTAGTTCTTTAGTTAAGACATCAAGTTGTTTTTTATTATATTCTGTGTTATCATAAATATCTTTGAATAGTGAAGAAAGTGATTTTCCATCAAAGATTTCGTAATCAATAGCCATAGTTTACCTAAATGTTATTACTTAATAATAAATATGTACTACTTTAAAAATAGTAATATATAAATATATATTGAATCAAATAATTTATTAACATTATAGTTATTTATAGAGGTTACTCGGTTCTGTAAAATTACTGAGTGACCTTTTTTTCTAACTAACGGGAGAAAACCAAATGAAGGAAGTCGTAACACAAGTCAAAGGATATGTTGATGATTTAGCTCATCTATTAATGTCTTTTGTAGCTATCGGTGCTGTATCTGAAGTAATCTTTGGGTCTGGTATCTTTGGCGTTAATGTTATAGGTAACCTTACATCCATCATTAATAAGTTCGGCGAGTCGGGTTTCGCTGGGCTTGTCGCCTTGTTGGTGTTGGTGGGTTTATTTCGAAAGTAGGACCGAAATAGTCTTATATTTCCTACAAGTGTAAGACACAAAAAAAGGGAAGTGAAAGCTTCCCTTTTTTGTTTATAGTAAATGTGAGATTTATATCGTAATCAAAAAATTGAACCTGTATTAGTAGTGTCGATATTACCAGTAGTACTAAACTCTTCTACCATATTATAGTAGTAGTTTTTCATTTGATTAATAACACGAGTGATGTGTTGAGTGTTAGAACTTGTCATCTCACGAATCATAATATAAAGAGCTTTTTTATTAAAATTCTCTATATTTTGTCTACGTCTAAATATTTCTAAAACTGAATCTGCAACAAGAATATCTTTTTGTCTTTTAAAAATATTAGTAATATTATTTTCCCAATACTCTAACATCTGTTCTACAAACTCACCATAATATTCAGTAACTTCACCTGTAGTAGCTTCCCCATTTACATCACGATTAAAGTCAAGTACAGAAATATCATCTTGAGATTTCATTTTTTTATAGTTGTTATTATTATTTAGAATCAAATAATTTTTACCAACTACAGAAAAATATGAAAAGGCTCTACCTTTATCAGGTCTATACTTAGGCATTTGCATTACGAGAAAAGAAACAACCTCATCTTTTACATCTTTAAAAGAATAATCAAAATAATAAAACTTAAAAGTATGAATCAGATTTTCAGCTAATTTATCAAAAGCAGCTGCAATCTCTTTACTATAAATTTCATTTCGTACAACAGGACTATCACTATCATTGTATCGAATGATTGCCTCTTGTACTGGTGTACCAAAATATACTTTACTTTTTTTACGTCTTTTCTTAACTGCGGGCATTGACTTGCTCTCCTCTAAATTGTTCTAATTGTTTTACTGTATCTTGTATTTGAGAAAATACTGCTCCAACTTCATCATCAGATTTGAAGGCGCCTGACTCATCTATATTTTCTAATTCTGTATTTACTTTATTTACTTGACTTGAAAAATTCTCTACCCAAGTTTCTAAAGTCTCTACTTTTCTTGTTAAGTTAAAAGTTGTATATGCAAATGTTACTGCTATACAACTTGCTATTATTTCAAGTACCATTATTATTCTCCAAACAGTTCGTTAAATAAATCTTTAGATTTTTTTGAAAGAACATCAGGTGTTTCTTTTTTCTCTACAGCTTGTTTTATTCTTTCAACTTTTTCAGCTTCTTCTTTTTCTCTAACACCTCTAAGTTCTGGATTAAGAACTTCATCATAGTTTATTTCTGAATCTTTACTGAACATATACTGTTCTTTTTCCCAACGAGTTGCTAACATATCAGCTTGATGTAGTAGGTACGGTAAATTAGTTTTTAAATTCTTAGCTTCACCATATCCCATATAATATCCTTTGTTCGCTTCTTCATACATACCATCAGTAAGTCGTAAAGCTAAATATTCTACTTCACTCATCTTAATATCAAACTGACTTAACAACCATACAGACCTATCTGTAACAGTCATATAATGAACTCTATTATCATACTCATACATCTTACCTTGATTCTTTCTATGCCACTCTGATTCATTTGGTATATAATAATCAAAATCCATATTACCAACTTTACCTAAGTCGTGATGTAAAGTACAGAAAATAATTTCTTCTTCACTATATTCATCTGTATGTAGACCAAGTTCTTTATATAACTGATAAGTTTTTAAAGCAAATCTTGTAACGTTTAATATATGACATATATAACCACCTGGAAATGCATTGTGATAATACACGACTCCACTTGCAGGTGCAAACATCATTCTATCTTTAAAATAGTCATACATTTTTAAAATGTTATCTTTACGTTTACCTTCAAACGTATCATTAATTAATTCAATTACTTCATTCCATTTGTCTTGTAATTGTTCTGGTGTTAATTGCATTATATCTCCTTAAAAGAAATCGTGATTTGAATTAGTTAAGTCAACTCTAGTATTGCTTAATCTCTTGAATAATGGTTTATACTTCTCAAAAGTTTTTCTAGGATTATCACTTTTAACCATTTCATCAATAGACTTTAACAACTCTCTCATATCTTTTGACAATACTTGTTCTTTAATATAATCGTGACTATAAACATAGTACTCAGCTTTTTCAATTGCTTCTTTAAATAACATAAAGTTATGTAAACGAATTGCCATTGTACATTGACCCTGCCACTCTACTGTATCGTCCCAAGTTAATGCATCAGATAAATACTCTCTGTCAAACTCAGTTGATATTGGTAAATGTTTTGGTTCTAAGTCTTTAAATGACTCATCATACTTCGGTACATTGATAGAAGTGAATGCTGGTTTTTTAAAATTATAACCTAGATAATAAGAACCAAATACTACTGCTCTATCTGGTGAAGAACTATCAGTAGTAACAACGACATTAGAGTCAACTTCATTTAAAGATTTTTGTAATTGATTCAACATTAAAAAGTCTTTTACTTTTGAAATACCTAAGATATGAAAATATTTATTTGTTTCTTTTAAATGTTCACCACCTTGTAGTAATGACATAACACCAGACATAAATGTGAAGATGTTTCTACCACCACCACCGACAGCCCAACCTTGAAACGGATAATCTTTCATTTCATTGTACCAGTTTATATACTCTACATCATTCGTACCTTGTACAACATTTAAGAAATCAGTTTTACCTGATTGATTATCTGCAAAGTATTTAAAGTTGTCTTTACTAATTTGTAAACATTCTTCATACATACCTTCGTATTTAATCTTCGGAGGAATATCTAAGTTCAAAGCAATATCAGAATTATGTTCTAACCAATTGAAAATTCTATCTCTAATAGAGATATCCCATTTGATTGCTCCAGATGCAATTTGATAACCACCAGAGTCACCCATAACAAGATTTTTATCAGTAAGACCTAAATCATTTCTGTAATCTTCTTTTTTAAAATGATGACCTGCTGTAATTAATATATCAGTATGTCTATATCGTTCTGGAAATTCTTCACTATAAAATCTGATAGATAAATCGTTTTTTAATTTAACATTCTTTGCTAATGAACTACCCATAGCTCCAGCTGAGAACGATGGGAAATATATAAATTTACTCATTTTAAATAATCCTGTATTTCTTCTGAATCTTCAGTTTCCCAAGGATAAACAATCCACTTGTCTCCTTTATCAATAACTGAATAATCTGGTTTAACAATACTTTGTTCGTGTTCGTGAATAGTAACAATATAACTCTTGTCGAAAGTCTCTTCATAGAACTTTAAAGTTTCACCTGTATCTGCTATATCATCAATAACAACAAAGTCATCAAATTCACAATCAAAAGGATTTTCTATATACGGTAAATCTAACTTATGACTCAACATCACAGCTAGTATGACTCCACCTCTTGGTATACCATACACACCTTTAAAATCTTTTTTAGTTTCTTTGAGATGAAAAGCTATATCTGTAACAGCCTCATCAATCACATTCCAACTTACAAATTCTTTCATTTTAAATCCCTTATAAAGTTATAAAATTCTTCTTTTGCTCTAGCTGTCTTTTTAAACGCTCCACTTAACTTAGCAGTTTTCATAGTCGCATCGTGTTTAACACCACGAATACAAGCACACATATGGTTAGCTTCTACCATTACAGCAACACCAATGTTTTCTTCACATACATCGTGAATGTGGTCGTGTACTTGCATTGTCAAGTTCTCTTGTACTTGAGGTCGTCTAGCATAAAACTCAACAATACGATTTAGTTTACTAAGTCCAATAACTTTACCGTTTGGTGTTGGGAGATAAGCTACGTGAGCATTACCAACAAAAGGTAAATGATGATGTGAACAAAATGAATGTAATTTAATATTACCTTGAAACACCATACCATCATAACCATTAATATTATCAAAAGCTGTTATCTTAGGTGGTTCAGAATATACACCTTCTGCTAAATCATTAACAAAAGCCTTAGCAACTCTCATCGGTGTAT